CAAGCGCACGAAGGCTGGCGCCTGCTCCCCGGCCGCTACGATGACGGCGCATTCTCCGGCGCCTCGCTTCACCGTCCTGCCGTGCAAAAACTTTTGGCTGATGTCCGGGCTGGTACGATCGACATTGTGCTGGTTTACAAGGTCGACCGGCTCACCCGCTCGCTCGCTGATTTCGCGAAGGTCATCGAGCTGTTCGAAGCCCACAACGTCTCGTTCGTGTCGGTCACTCAATCCTTCAACACCAGCTCCAGCATGGGCAGGCTGACGCTCAATGTGCTCCTGTCCTTTGCTCAATTCGAACGGGAGGTGAGCGGGGAGCGGGTACGGGACAAGATCGCCGCCTCCAAGCGCAAGGGCATGTGGGTCGGGGGTCCGGTTCCGCTCGGCTATGAAGCAGTGGACAAGAAGATCGCGGTGGTCCCGGCCGAAGCCGAGGCAGTCCGCACCATCTTTTCACGCTATGTCCAGCTTGGCTCGGTCCGCGCGCTGGCAGAGGACCTCGATCGGCGGGGAATCCGCAGCAAGCCCCGGCGGCTATCGGACGGTCGCATCATCGGCGGGGGTCGCTTTGGCGTGGGTGCACTCGCGCATCTGCTCCAGAACCGCTTCTACATTAGCGACGTCGTCTATCGCGGTGGCGTTTACCGCGGCGAGCATGAGCCCATTATCGATCCTGTGATGTTTAAAGCGGTGCAAGACAGGCTTGCCGCCCAAGCGGTGGCGCGACGCTGCCGGCTGCGCGGCTCACCCGCACTCCTGAGCGGCCGCATCTTTGATGAGCGCGGCAACCGCATGAGCCCGACCCACGCAAGCAAGGGCGGCGTGCGCTACCGCTATTACGTCTCCCAGGCCGTGCTGCAGAAGAAAGGGCAGGAGCCGACATTGCTCAGCCGTGTTCCCGCAGCCGAGCTTGAGGCGCTCGTTCTTGCCGCCGTCCGCAGTCACTTCAGCGCCAGCAGCCGGGACCAACAGCTCCCCGATAGTGACCGGGACCTGGTCGAACGGCATGTCGAGCGCGTCACGTTAGGTGAGAACGACATCAAACTTCGACTGCGCGAGATCGTCGAGAATGCTCCGGAATGTCTTGATGCCCACGATACTGCAAACAACGCATCCCAGCGTCCCACTTCGAGCGTCAGCACGATTGCCGTCCCTTGGACCGGCCCGGCACCGGCCAGCGTCAAGGGTATCATCCATGTGCCCGCGCACAACACGCCGATTAAGCCCGGCCGCCGCGAGGCCCTCCTGATTGCGATCGCCAAGGCCCGCAACTGGATCGACGATTTGACATACGGCCGGGTGGCGAGTTTCGCGGCGATCGCTCGCCGGGAAGGCAAGGTCGAGCGGCACATCCGGCTGCTAGCGCCGCTGGCCTTCCTCTCGCCCCGGATCGTGTCGGCCCTCCTCAACGGCACCGCGTCGGCCGATCTCACGCTCACAGAGCTCGCACGCGCGCTGCCGTATTCCTGGATGGAGCAAGAACGGCGGATACGACAAAGAGAACGGTCCCATCGTCGTCGTCATACAGCGTCTGCATGAGGACGACATTGCGGGGCATCTAGGCGGCTGGCAGCATGTCGACTTGCCGGCGATCGCAGTCTTGCGTTTCTTCGGTCTGGAAGAGCTTTCACAGCATATTGCCGACCCCACCTGCCAAACTGGCACGTCGACGCCCTCGTCCCACAAGCTCATGCGGAAGACGGCGAGGTCTCGCGGCCGCTCAAAAATCAGCCGCCACTCCCGGACTTCGATCTGCGTCTCGGTCGCCTATGTCGCCTGGCTGTTCGGCCACGATCCGACCCGCTGCGTCATTGTCGTGAACTACTCTAACGAGTTCGCCGCAGCGCTGCATCGCTAGTTTCGCATGGTCATCGATGCGCCCTGGTATCGGGCGCTGTTCCCGGCCATGCGGACCGCGAAGGACTCGATTCCGGTACCGAGTTGGTCACCACCGCCGGCACTCAAGGCCGAATAAACGATGTCAGAGACAGCCCAACGGCGGGTGTTCGACTGGTAGGCTGGGACGCGCGCCGAAGGTGCCAGGCCCTCGCCGCCCACCCCATAGCATCTACACAGACGCAGAAGCTTAATCGGGATGATGCGCGCCCCACGCATACACCCGGGGACTGCGCAAGCGACGGCGATTTTAGCCGTACATGCCCCCGACGAACCCCCAAGAGTTCTCGCCCTCGCTGCGGTCGTAGGCGCGGTGCAAGGCCTGCGACAGCGCATCGGCCTGGTCGGAGTAGCGCCCGGCCGGAAACGCCAGGATCTCCCGACGGAATTCATCCAGCCACCGCGCCTGCCGGGGTAACCAGACCGACCCCGCCTCGATGCGGGCCGTTTGCTGGTTCATCCGCATCACTTTCTCGCCGATGGGGTCCACTGCAATGGCGTGAATGTGCTCTTGCCTCAAATCCTGGACCAGGGACATGCCAGATCCCTTGTTCTCAATTAGAAGCGCGTAGCTGTTGGCGGCATAGCGCCAGAGCTTATGGAGCTCGATCACTTTACGTCGCAGATCAGGATATTGGAGACGGTCCCGAAACACATCCAAGACGTAGGCGGTCTCCTGACGGACGAGCAGCACCACACAGGCAGAAAAACTGGCGAGATCCTTTGTGCTTGATGCGGTATCCCAGCTCACCACAATCCGGTCGCGTGCGTTAATGGTCGGACTCTCATCGTAGAACCGGAACCATTCCCATTTGATGAGGTTGCCGCCCACGGGAACAGGTTCCTGTTGATATTGTGCAGCGAAATCCATCGAGCCCATTGATCGCTCGGTCCGCTCCAATATGAACCGCGGTTCACGTTCCGGGTGCAACACGTCGCCAAGCCGGCGCAGATGCGAGCGCGCGGGACCAAGCGCGATGCGGTGCTCGAACTCCGCAATCGCTGGAAGGTTCAGATGCTCCCACTCTTGCTGTTCCAAAAGGTGCCCGACGAGATCGTCGACGTGGAGCCGTTGCATAACCACCACGATCGCACCCTCCGTCTTATTGTCGAGCCGGGTGAGCAGGGTGTTGCCGTACCATTGGATGCAATTGTCGCGTGCCACTTCTGACCACGCATCTTGAGGCTTTATGGGATCGTCAATGACGATGAGATTTCCGCCTCGGCCGGTGAGCGTGCCGCCCACCGATGTGGTCAGGCGATTGCCCCCGAGCGTTGTCGCGAACTCGAGCTCGGTATCCTTCGCCTTGCTGATTCGGGTACCCGGAAACAGGCGGTTGTACAAAGTCGAGCGCATCACCGCGCGGCAGTCGCTGGCATGTTTGCGGGCCAACCCCTCGGCATAGCTCACGCAAATAATCCTTTTCTGAGGATCGTGCCCAAGCACAAACGCCGGAAACGCCACCGAGGCGCAAATGGACTTCAGACTGCGCGGCGGCACGGTGATGATCAGGCGCTTGACCTCACCCCGGAGAATGCGTGTTAGCTGGTTGGCAATGGCCTCGATGTGCCAATTGGCAGCGAATGCGTCGCCGGGCGAGACGAGCGGAAAGATCGCTTGTATGAAGCTGTAGAAGTCGCTGCGAAGGATCGCGGCGACGAGTCGAGGGTCCGTGTTCAACGAGTTTTTCTGATTGTTCTCTTTGCTCGGCGGTTCGGCTCGCCCGCCTCCAAGTTCTCGATGCTCTCGGTGGCCTCTGTCCGGTTCGCATGGCGCTGAGAGCGTTTGAATTGATGTGCTGCCTTCACCCGAATTCCTTTGGCCGGCATCAATGCCACCAGTCGCGGGCAACGCCGCAGTTATCTCGGGCTCAGTAGGGGGCGGCAAAGAAAGCTTCGAGTTTGGGTCATTGGCGTATGCCGTTGCCTCGGCATTGTTCATGCCGGCGCGCAGAGCTTGAAGATGACGCATACGAATGCGCGCGACTTCATCTTCGTCCGAGAAATGATTGCTTTCGCTCATAATCAGTCTCCCAATGTGATAAAGAATTGGGCGGCGCGTGCGCCGTCCACGATCTTGTCGAAGTCCTCCAAGGCCCGCCTATTTTGTAAACTCGCTGTGGTCATCCAGTAGTTCTGGAGGAGCAAGAACTGGTGATGGCTTCCAAAGCACCGTTGCCTACGTCCGGCACTAGGCTGAGGATTGTCTGACCATATGCAGCGAGCGTTTCCTTGATTGCAACGTGATGATGAGGCGTTTGACCTCTCCCTTCAGGAGGCGTGTCGGATACGCGATGGCCTCGATCGTTCAAGTTGGCTGCGGATGCTTCTCCAGGCGCGACGATCGGAAAGATCACTCGTATGAAGCTGTAGGGCGCGCTGCGAAGGATGACAGCGACAAGGCGAGGATCCCGTTTATGACTTTTTCTCCTTATTCTCTTTGCTAGGCGGTCCGGCCTCGCTGGCCCCCTTCTCGATACCCTCGGTGGCCTCTACCGGGTTTTCATGGCGCCGCTGAAAATCGGCAATCACGGCAGCGTCATCGTCCGTGACAGGCTCTGCGTGTGTGGCTTGGGGTCCTCCCATCAGGTCTAGCGACCGGGTCAACGCAAGCATGGTCGATAGCGCTTTGGCACTCCCTGACACGGCATCGTTCGCCGTCCTCAGGATCATGGCCTCGAATTTGGTAACCCTACGGGACCGCTTCCCCTCGCGGATGGTAATCTTCTCATTCAGCACCTCATCAACCACCGTGCGCCTATTGCGTTGTCCCTTTCGTCGTCCACCGAGCTTGCGGTGACCTAGCTTGAACTGGCCGTGCACCGGGGGGCGGCGATAACCGACGGCATAGCCGGGTGCAGCGTCCGAGCTGGCGGGTTGAGCGCCCTCAGCGCGGTGAGGGTGCTTGGCCATGAATTCCTCCCTCAGCGCACCTCGGTTGCGCAGGGCCCGCGGGGGCGACTACAACGCGCGTGCTTGCGATTTCCTCAAAGGTCAGGCCGCTCTCGGCGCAAATGGCATCCTTCCCGGCAAAGGCTTGCCAGCGCCTGATGGCGACATCGACGAAGCGGGGCTCGATCTCGATCGTGTAAGCCCGGCGGCCAACGCGCTCTGCTGCCAGGGTCGTCGTTCCGGAGCCGCCAAAAATGTCGAGCACGATGTCGTCCCGGCGCGTGCAGTCCCTCATCGCATCGGCAACTAGCGCCACTGGTTTCACTGTCGGATGCGACTTCAGCTCGTCCAGGCGGCCCGCCCGGAACGTGTTGATCCCGGCGTAGTGCCAGACGTTCGAGCGCGAGCGACCGTGGCGCCCTAATTCGATGTTGTTGAGATGGGCTGCCTCTCCGACACGGAAGATGCCAACCAGCTCGTGCTGGCTTCTGTAGAACGAGCCTTGGCCGGCGTTCGTTTTCACCCAGACCGCAAGGTTGAGCATCTCGCCGTACGTCACGCCGCCGGCCTCGATGAGCTCACCGATATGACGCCAGTCCATGCAGACGTAATGAACGGCACCGTTCCGCGACACTGCTACAGCTTGCGCCAGGGTGCTTTTGAGGAACGCCACAAAGTCCGAGCCGGAGAGTTCGCCGGATGCCATCGCGAATTCGCCATGCTTGACTTGACCGCGGCCAACGATGTCGCGCACGCGAACGTTGTAGGGGGGATCCAGGAAGGCCATCGCGGCGCGGCTGCTCCCCATCAGGGGGGCAAGGTCGTCGGGGTTTCGCGCGTCCCCGCACAACATCCTGTGCTTACCCAGCTCCCAAAGGTCGCCGAGCCTGCTCACCGCTGCAGCCGTGCTCCACTTGGGATCGATCTCATCATCTGGATCGGATGAATCGTGCTCGAAGTCGACCCTGAGCTGGTCGATTTCGGCTGCCGAAAACCCGGTGACCGAGATATCGAGGCCCTCCACCACCAGGATCTCGGCGAGCGCAGGCAATTCGACGGCCAGGCGCTCGCGATCCCAGCCGGCGCCTTCCGCAATCCGGTTGTCGGCAAGAGCGAGTGCGCGCCGTTTGGCTTGCGACAGTCCCGTGACCTTAATTGTGGGGACCTGCTTGAGATCGAGCAGTT